GCGGCTCCCGGCTCGCTCTCGATCTCACAGAAGGGTCTCGACCGCGCGGCCGATATCCGCGACCGGCTAATGCGCGATCTCGGAATGTCGAAAGGCGGGGCCGCCGGTCTCGTCGGCAACCTCGAAGCGGAGACCGCCGGCATTACCGGCGAGCAGGAAAAGAACCCGCTCGGCGGCGGCCGCGGCGGTATCGGCTGGGCGCAGTGGACCGGACCGCGCCGGATCGAGTTCGAGAACTATCAGAAGGCGCATCCCGAAATGTCCTGGGATGAGCAAAATTACAACTTCCTGACCGGTGAACTCAAAAAGCCAGAGAACGCCGCCGTGCTCGCGCGCTTGCGCGAGGGCAACATCTCGCCGGGTGAAGCCGCCGACGTCGTTGAGAAGGGCTACGAACGGCCCGCGCCGGGAAGCTCGTCGCGGCGCGAGAATTACGCCGGACAGGTTTACCGCGAAGCCGCTCGACCGCCGGCTCTCATCAATCCGATTACGCTCTCGGCGACCGCGCCGGCGGCTCCGGTCGCCGCCGCCGCACCTGCGGCAACGCCGGCAACCGTGCCGCCGCCAATCAAGGGCGCGGTCGATATCAACGTAACCGGCAAGAACTTACCGCCGGATACCGCCGTTACCGCGAAAGGATCCGGAGCGGTCAACGTGCCACCGCCGAAGATCGAATATCAGAACTTCGATTCGCCATGAGCGATCTCGTTCCGCCGACTTCCGCGATCTTCAATCCGATAACCGGAGCGACCTTTACCTCCGGCTTTGCGACGACGCGCGACTTGTTCGGCCAGACGTCGCAGCAGATCGGCAACGCGCGGACGACCGACAATTCCGGCACCTCTTGGACCGGCGGCGAGTGGTGGCAGCAGCTTCAACCCGGCTCGTGGAACGGCGTCGGCTTCATTCTCGACGCCGCGAATACGCTCGCCGGTCGGCGCGTCGCTATCCACGAATATCCTTACCGCGACGACGCATGGGTCGAGGACCTCGGCAAGCTACCGCGCCGGTTCCAGATTCAAGGCTATCTGACCGGCGACGACGTCTATCGCCAGCGCGACGCCATGATCGCCGCTTGCGAGATCGCCGGGCCCGGAACGCTCGTCCATCCGACGCTCGGCTCGATCTCCTGCGTCCTGCTAGAGTTCTCGACCGCGGATAGGCGCGAGCGCGGCCGCTACGTCGAGATACAATTCGCGTTCATCCTAGCCGGCGACGTAAAATATCCGGCCGCGACGATCGCGAGCGGCAACGCGATCTCGACAGCGTCGGCCGCGCTTAACGCCGCCTCGAAAGGCGATCTCGGCGGCGCGCTCAAGTCGATAACCGGCGGCGCTAGTCCGTTCGCGTCCGCGAGCTCGTCGCTCGGCGCGATCGCCGAGATACCGAGGGCGGCAATTTCGTCGCTGACGAGCTTTACGAGCATGGCGACCGGCGCGGTCAATGACGCGACGCGGATCATGGGCGCGGTCCGCGGTATCCAGGGGATATTCGGTCGCTTCGCGGTCGGCTCGCGCTCGACCATGCTTCCGGTTACGGCGACCGTTCAATCGGTCCTAGCCGCGGCGACGACGACGCGGACCGCGGTCTATGCCGCTGCCGATCTCGTCAACCGGACGGCGGCGCTCTTATGACCGCGGTCGACGACTTCGCCGCCGCCTCGGTCGCGCTCGCGCAATCCGTCGTCGACGCGGTCAATGATCCCGCCGACGCGATCCGGCTACTCTTGCCGCTCTGCGATTGGGTGCCGCTACCGGTCCCCGGCAACGGTCCGCTCGCGACGCGGTCGAACGCGGCGCAGGACGCGATCGCCGATAATCTCCGGTGTGCCGCTTGCGGCGTGCTAGGAGCGGCTACGCAGGCATACCAGCCGACCAGCTATCAAGACGCCCAGGGTCTCCGCGCCGCCGTATGCGGCGTCCTAGACAGGCAAGCGACCCGTGCCGCCGACGCCGGTCGCGACGCGACTTACCGCGCGCTCCGCGATCTCCGGACCGCCGTCTCGATCGACCTGGCACTCCGCGGCGCAAACCTCGCTTCGCTCGTCGAGATCGAGACCGCCGTCTCGATGCCCTCGCTCGCCGAGACGTGGTCGCTCTATCAGGATACGCCGCGCGAGCCGAATATCGTCGCCTCGTCCGGAACCCGTCACCCGCTCTGGATGCCGCTCGACTTCGCGGCGCTATCGCGATGAGCGGATCGACGACCGCCGGACCGCCGCCGCCGGTCGGTGCCGCGCACGGAGCCCCGCCGCGCGGCGTTCCGAAAGGCGCTTACGACACCTTGACGCTTATCGTCGGCAATCAGGCATTGACCGGCTGGCAGCGCGTCATGGTGCAACGTACGCTTGCCGCGATCCCCGCCGCGTTTGAACTCGAAGTTACCGAACGCTATCCGGCGATGCCGGACGTCAATATCCAGGCCGGCCAGCCTTGCACGGTACAAATCGGCGGCGATCTCGTCCTAACCGGTTACGTTGACCGCTACTCAGCGATGGTCAATCCGGCGGCGCATACGATCCGGATTAGCGGCCGGTCGAAGTCGCAGGACCTCGTCGATTGCTCCGCCGTATTCGGCGATATCAACAAGCCGGGCTTTCAAGTTGTCAACGGAACGACGCTCGCGATCGCGCAGCAACTCGCGCAGCCGTATGGCATTACGATCAACTCGAATGCCGGTCCCGGCGTTACGATCCCACAATTTAATATCCTGCTCGGCGAAACGCCGTGGGAGATTATCGACCGCATTACCCGCTATTCGCAGATGCTCGTTTACGACATGCCGGACGGCTCGGTCATGTTCGCGGTCGTCGGCACCGAAGCGATGGCGTCCGGCTTCGCGCTCGGCGCGAACGTCGAACAAGGCGACGTCAGCTTTTCGATGGATCAACGCTTTTCCGAATATGAAGGACACCTGACGAGCGTCCTGACCTTCGGCTCCGAAGCCGGCGTCAATACGCCGGGGATCGGAACCATCGTTCGCGATGACGGCGTTCCGCGCTTCCGGAAAAAATACGTTATCTCGGAGCAATTTGTCGGCGATCAGCCGCTTGCCGTGCAACGCGCGGTCTGGGAGATGAACAAACGAAAGGGGCAAAGCTATCAATTCGGCGTCGTGACCGATAGCTGGCGCGATAGCGCGGGCCGGCTCTGGGAGCCGAACTTCCTTTGTCCGATCGACGCGACCGCGCTCAAGCTCGTCGACGCAAGCTATATCATCGCCTCGGTTCAATACATGCGCGACGAGACCGGCCAGCACGCGCGACTCGCGCTAATGCCGCGCGAGGCGTTCTTTGTCGAGCCGGCGGGGCCGCTCGGCCTGCGGACCGTCGAGGATAGCGAGAACTTCCGCGCGACGAACTTGCCGGGCGGCGTCGGCTCCAATCCGGCGCAATTCGATCCGACCGGCGGTAACGCGTCGCTGCCGCTTCCGGACATTACCGCGCCGATGAGGCGGCGATGAGCGTTACGGAGCGGCTTTACCGCCGGATTAGGATGGCGACCGCGTCGCTGACGATCTCCTCGACGAACGACAGTGGTCCTGTCCATTTGGTTCAAGGCAAGGTGCGCGGCACGCCGGAGACGATCGACAATCTTCAGACGCTTAATATCTTCGGCTTCGCGTCGCACGCGCCGGTCGGCTCGGACGCGCTCGCGTTGTTCGGCAATGGCGATCGTTCAAACGGCGTGATCGTCGCGACCGCGAACCAAAAGGCGCGGCCGCGGAACCAGAAGCCGGGCGAGGTGACGATCCACACCGATGACGGAACGACGATCTATCTGCGCCAGGGTGGCACCGTCGAGATCACCGCGCCGACCGTCATCATTCACGGTGACTTGCAGGTCACTGGCGCGGTCATTGCCGGCTTCGGCGGCGGCGATCAGGTCGGCTTGCAGACGCACTCGCACACGCAGCAGTCGGACGGCCACGGCGATAGCGAACAACCGACCGACAAGCCGGTCGCGGGAACCTAATGGGCTGGATCGCGAACGACGGCCTTCCGCTACCGACCGATGGCGAGCTTCCGGCGAACTGTGCCGGCGACATTCTCGTCCAGTGGGACAATACGAACACGATCGGCGATTGGGTGCTTGCGGTCGGCGACTTGCAGACCGGCCAGGACCTCGAAACGGCGTGCCTCGTCTCGCTCTTTACCGACAAGTTCGCGACCGTCGACTTTACGCCGACCGATGGGACGAGCGACCGCCGCGGCTGGTGGGCCGATCCGTATAACGACGCGCCGCTCGGCTCGAACCTTTGGCAACTAGAACGCGCCAAGAAAACCCGCGATACGCTCGCCTTTGCGCAACGCTATGCACAGGACG